TTGAGATAAGCACTCAAATCTGTTGAGTCTATAATTACTTTGGTGTCTTTACCGTGAACAAATGCCATTAGTTACCACCTTTGCAACAACCGTTACCACAACATTCCATTATTTTTTACCTCTAGTATTTCTTCTTCTTCTACTTCTTCTACCTGATGACCTAGAGCCACCATATCCATATCCTTTTGGCATATCACTCCTTATAATACACTTATCTTTTCATTTTCCAAGCCAAAGAGATTTCTGCTGAAACCCTGCGAGTGATTTTGCGTCTTGCTTTTCTCGTGTTTTTTTCGGCTAATAGTAAGAATGGAACTAATGGAGTTCCACGCTCATTGATTGAGTTTACCACACCCCAAGTGTTCAAGTCTCTTTTTGTAGCCCAATCTTCAATGGGTTGAATTGGTGGATAGTGTGGTCTAGTTCTCCAATTAGCATTACCCCAATTCTTCCTTCTCTTAGGTGGTGGTGGTTTATATCCACTAGGTAATCTTTTAAATCTTCCGTGTACAAACTCTGAGTGTGGTGCAGTAGCTTCAATCTGAATCTTCTTAGGTAATCTACCAACCATAGCGATTTGTTTATAGTCAATAGAGTTTGCTAATGCACCTGTATCTTTTGGTGCAACCTTCTTAGCTTCTTTTGTAATTACTTCTGCGTGTTCATTCATAAGATGACGCAAAGGAATTAAAGTAAAACCTGCATTAGTAAGTTTTCTTTTTATCTGAGTCATTCCTTCAAATTGGAAGTTTCTATTAGTTGCCATAAAGACATACTAACAAAAAAGCCACCTGTGTAGGTGGCTTCTTTGAGTTTAGTAGATATTAATTATACTTTTTGTCTGACTTCCAAGTATCTGCACAATGTTGTGAACAATGTAGTAATACACCTTCGTATTTTAAGTTTGTTCTAGCCATTAATCTTTTGTCATAGATTCCTGTTGCTTCCATAGTACAACTTGCTAAATCTGTAATTTTCCAACCTGCAAATTCCTTAGCTCTTTTTGTGCAGTTACAAGCACCGTAGAAATTAATGTCGATTTCTCCACAATCTTCGTAGTGTCTCTCTCCTGTTTCCCAATGTTTTACAACTTTAACATTTTTAAGGTTTTTTTCCTGTGTCATTTTGACTCCTTCTAATTTGTTTGTTTCATTCATACTTAATTACACCATAATCTACGATTATATGCAAGTATTTAACAAGAAATATATAAAAAAAAGCTCAATGTTTATAGGCTTTTAGAAAAAATTTAAAAAAATTATAGAATTACACTACTTAAAGTGGTCTTTTTGTGTCCTCTAAGTAGTGTTTGAACATCAGGGTCAATCTTTGCAAATAGCTCGTGAACTCCTGTATTAACATCTCCATAAGTATTGAATGGAGTGTCTTTTCTTTTGAAGTAACGAAGTGATTGAATAAGAGTTGCAGTAATTATATCTGAAGGAATACTTGTCCAACCCCATTTAGCAGTTACTTGAATATTATTTTTTATTGTTGGGTCAAATCTCTCTGAGCTTCTTGTATCAAGTATTGTAATTTTATTGTAAGGCTCGTAGTGAGTTGTGCCGTCTATGATTCTATTTATTCTAGGATTAGTTGGCTCAACAATGAAGTCAGTATTAATTGTTAAAGTTTTTTCATAAGTTCCGTCATCATTATCATCTAACTTCACTATAAGACCTGTTGTTGTAGAAATATCAGGTGTCTCTAAATATAAACTATTGTTTGGTGTAAAAGTTTTAGCATTAACTACGCTATCTTGATAGAATCTTCTACCACAAATTTTATCTATTAATCTACAAGCTGAGTCAATGGCATTATCAATATTGTCATCTTGTGCCGTTCCTGATAAGCCAATGTATGCCTTTAAATCAGCTTTATCAATATACTGACCTGCCATTTAAGACCTACTTTGCTTTATTTTCTTTTGGTTGTTTTGCTTTTTTTTCTACGAATTTAAGAGCTTTGTATTCTGATTCAGACATCTCCCAATCTTTTTTTGCTACGAGTTTGCCTTTACGCCAACCTTTAGGTAATCCACCTTCAGATTCAGCACAGAATCCTTCTTCATTAATCCATATATCTTTTTTTAGTTTCATAATATCCTTTTTGCTAGATGTCCCACTCTCATAAGACGAATGGGACATCAAAGCCATAATCTAATTTCTTAGAAGTTTGTTATTGAACAGAATGCAGTTGCTCTGTAGATTGGGAGACCCATTCTAACAGTTGCCTTCATAACAACAATATCTTTTGTGAAGTTAGCGTCGTGTGAATCAGACATAGCAACTTCCATACCTTGTCTTGCGACAATATGGATAGCTTGTCCACCACCGAATACACCAACTAATGCAGTACCACTAGCAATTTCAGTTGAAGCTACTACAGGTAATCCCCAAAGTGTAGGTGCAACACCACCACCGAAGTTTCCTGCACCGACAAAAAGTGGATTTAAACTACCACTTGTTGTAACTGCATTGACTTCAGTAACGAGTTGATACCAATCTGAAGGGTGCATAACAATAGCGTCAGGTTGTAGGAAGCTATCTTTTTGAATTTCAGTAATAGCTTCAAATACTTGACCGATTCTCTTTAGATTTCCTGCAAAAGAGGAATAATCAAAAGTATTGATTCCTGATTTGTTCAAGATACCTGTTAAGTTCGGTGCACTACCGTTACCTTCCATAATTTGACTTGAAACTGCAAGTCTAACCATTGTTTGTAATCTTGAGTCAAGATAACCACTAACTGCTGAAACATCTGCTAACAATTCTTCTGTTACAGGCAAGAATGAGCCAATCTTACGAATGCTCTCAGTTCTCTCTGTAAAAGCAAGTGCGTTTTCGCCTAAAGCTGAGCCTTCAGCAGTAGCACCTGAGTTGTTAGTGAATGTTGTTTCTTCCAAATACTTATATTGATAGTTATCAGTTGTGATTGTATCAATTAAGTCAGGAATTTGTAGTGGGTTTAATGTAGCCGTTGGAACGACTAAATCAGACCTTACTACTGCAGGTGGATAACCTGATTCTGTTAAAGTTGTTTTTAATTCAACTTTTGGATTCCACTTAAGTTCAGAACTAATATTTTTCTGTCCATTTTCCATAAATCCTTTGAAGGCATTAGATTCTCTTAATTGTTCGCCTAAAGTTTTCTTAACTTCTCTAGGCTCGTCATTGTGGATTGGCATAGATTTTACTTCTTTACCTTTTTCTAATGCTTCTTCAAGTCTTGCTTCTTCAATGGAGAGAGCATTTAATTCATTAACTTTTTCATTGAGTTTTTCAATTTCGATATTTCTATCTTCGATAGCTTGTTTTTTCTCAACAGAAATTTCTGAGCCACCTTCAAAAGTGGATTTCATTTCTTTGATTGCTTCGAATTGAGTTTCTCTCAATGCGTGGAGTTGTTGATTGAGTTCATTTAATTTACTCATTAACTTATTTCTCCTTCATTAATTATGCCTTGACTTCTTGCCAAGACTTCTTGTGTATTTAACCAAAGCGAGTCAAAATCATCTTTAGGTTGCTCTACTTCTTCTCCACCAAGTCCAAGTATTGAGTCTAAATCGTTATAGACTTCTTGGATTCGGTCTTGAATCTGCATAAGTGATTCTTGAGCAGACTTTGATAGTGTCTTGCCTTTTTCTAAGCGTAAAGAAGTAAGTTCTTTTGCTCTATCAATGAAACTGTTAATTGTGTTAAGCACATTATCAGCTTCATCTGTGAATCTAAGACCACTATTCACATCTTTTAAATCTTTTTCTTTTTGTTCTTTTACTGCAACTGTATAAGTTTCTTGATTAGCACCAACAAGAACAGGCGATACTTCAAAAACAGTAGCAGATTTTATATACCTAACATTTGTAGACTTTCCGTCTTTGCTAAATGTTCCTTCTTCTGCGTCATCAACTTGAAAACCAAAAGACCATTGTTGCAAATCTCCCATAGCTTTGACAATTTCATAGGCTTCTTTTCCACTCTCTGATGACATAATGAACTCGCCTTTGAATGTTGCTTTGTCATTATCTTGAACTATTCGTCCTTTGCCAATAGGATTTTCCCATTTGTGCGACCATACCATTGGTACTTCGCCTTCTAAACCTTTAAATGATTTTAGAGAGTTTGGTAAAACTACATCTCCGTCTGAATCGATTGTGTTGAATACTGAGAATACTGCTTCAACTTTTCCTTCTGCTTCATTGTCTAAAGCAAAGTCTATCGACTTAAATTCTTTATCCATTATTCTTCTTCTTCCTTTGCCATATCCATAGCAATCTCGTGCAATTTCTTTTCTTTATAGTTTTTAGTAATTTTAACAAGCTCTCCTTGTTCTACTAACCATTTAATACTATTTTGTGGAATGTCTTTAGAATTGACAATATCTCCTTTTGCAAAATATTTATCTTTAACAGATATTCCATTTGTTACTTCATACATTATGTAATTATCTCCACGCTAAATTCTACGCCTAAGTAATCAATACTATTTACAGTATAAACACCATAATTACTTGCTTCAACAACTCTAGCAGAACTTACATTTCCACCAAGCGTTGTATCTCCTTCTATAGCAGATTTTACACTTGTTGCACCACTTGTGTCTAGGTATGAATCCAAAGAATCTTGTGATAGTTCAGCGTCCACTCTTGAAACATACAAGTAAAGTGGAATGTTGTAAATGTCTGAGCCACGAGACATTGTTGAATCATATTCCAAAGAACTCATAACTCCAACTACGGCAGTAGGTGGCTCAATAGAATCAGGTACATAAGAATAAACATTTAATCCTGTTATTGTTGCTAATCGTGTACTTAAACCATTTCTTATATTAGATAAACTTGCCATAGGTATTACTATAACAAAAAAGCCACCTATGTAGGTGGCTTAATTGCTTTTGTTAGATTGTTACTTACAACAATTCATATACTCTAACTTTGTATTATTTAGCACAGAAGAAGGCAACCAATCATAAAAAAAGTTATAAAGTTTTTCGTGGTCTGAACATACTTTGTGGATTTTCATATCTAATTCTGCTACACAATCAGCTATTAATCCTGATTCAAGACCTGAACTTCTTTTTTTGTCAGGGTTTCTGTAATCTCTGCAATCTAGATTATGAACTGTGATTGTAGAATCTCCGTGCCATAATACTCCTAATTTCATTTTTGTCTCCTTTTGTTAGATTTTACTTATTTATTTTTTCAGTCCTTTAATTTGTACCCAATCTGAAAGTTCGTGTCGTTCTGTTTCAAATCCTAATTCATTTAAAGCATTTTCTAACATTTTTTTTCGACTCCAACCTTTTGGGAACTCAAAAGTTGCAAAACAATTAGTTCTTGGATTTGTAAGGAATGTATCAATATCAAATTTACCAATAAACTCAATTTTAAAAGTAGCTTTACCACCAATAAAATCTTCAACCTTAGTTTTTTTACCTGCAATCATATCAAAGTTATTGTCAAAATCTGAGCAAGAGTTTCTTAAATCAACTCCTTCGATTTTAAACCAACCTGTTTTTTTTGTTTCATTCATAATCAAAGATTAACAGGTTTGAAAAGTAATGCAAGTATTTATAGTGAAAAAGACTATTAATAGCAGATAGCAGACGCTTCGGAGTTGATTGTTGAATGAATGAAACAAAGCGTCTGCTTCATATCTGCTTCTCTGAATCAAACAGGGAATTGGATTATTCAGTAAGATTAGTTTAGCACTTGTGTTTTAAATCGGAACTTCTATCTTTAAATCCTG